AGCACTCAGGCTTTTCTCTCTCGAGAGTTTTATTGTTAGTTGGCTTAACTTGCTCTTACACTAACATCTGAACGAGCCTAACGGCTCTAAAAGGCGGGAAATCGCCTGAACCTAATAAATAGGGTTCGTAGACCGGTTAGTACCGGGGCCCTCATCTGAGGCAATGTGTAGCGATTTAGTTATCGCTGCGAACGTCCCACTCCCGTGGGACTTTGAGTCAGACGTTCTGACTCTTAAGAGCTTTTGCTCTACCCATATCTTAAAGTATGGAAAGAAAGGTGAACACCTTTGTACCTGTGGCCCTGGGCTACAGCATAGAAGTCTTTTTGACTTCAATCGGACTGTTTTAACAGGCCATATCTCCACCTATAAGGAGGAAAAGGACTTTCCGAAAGTCCATGTTTGTCACAACGCTGACAATATTTGGGAGTGTAAACTCCCTCGACCAATTACTGGTCTCAGTGAACGCTATAGGTTCTCAGAGTTGCCAACTGTTAAAGTTGCGCTTTCGACCCTTTTCAAGGGTACTTATTGGTATCGTAGGCTTGCACCTGCGAACAAACACGTGCTAGCACGTCTATTTGCGGGATTTACCCGCCCAAATGGGCCAGAAACCCATGCTGAAGTCATTTCAAAACGACTTATCTCTGGTGCAGCGCGAAAGCTGAACCAAGTCTTAGCCACATGTGATGGCGTGATTATGCAAGTCATTCTTGCGTTTCCCCAGGTTCCCTGGGTACAGTCCTGGACTTTTATAGACCAGATTCAAAATTGCTTGATAAGCAATCTTCTTTATGATTACTTTCATAATGGGTCCGAAAGGACTTCCCTTTTCAAAGGGATCAAGGATTTGCGAAAATCCATAAAGGAAGAAGCCTTCCGTACTGTTGGCAATTATGCCAACATTTCAGTTCCAAGAGAGCTGAGTTTCTATAAGAGAATTCTATCTCTTCTTAGCATTTCAAATGCAATGGACTTGTATAAAGCAAGCATTCTCTGTCAAACCAGAGCTTCCGGGGTTCCACCCCGGTCTATGTACGCAGATGCGTTACAGAAAGTCAAAGTTACTTTGACGACTCCGGCTTCGCCGGAACATGCAAAGGCAATCATGCCATTGCTTCACAAAGTGGTTGATTCCACTTATAACGAGGTGCTATTAAGCACCACACACCACAACAAAATGTGGGAGCGGATAGTTTCATCCGCAAAAGTATCTCTCTCCGATTCAGGAGAGTTTTTCACAAAAGTGAAAGAGGGTGGCAAACTAGAAGCCACCAGAAGGATTCTACAAGAGAATCCCAAGATTCAGGAGGTAAACCTCCAGACCGGCGACCTTACGGGCGCTATCCTAACAAAGGATAATTCATCTCCTGGAGAGATGCTTTTCCACTATTCTTGTGGACAATTTCGTGACAGGTCGTCCTGTTACGAGAAGAATCTCATGTCAATGAGAATTAGCCTAGTCGCTGAACTAGGAAAATACCGTGCTATAACGGTAACACCGATTGCGCATGCCGCATTCTTACATCCAGCATCACATATGTGCTTGGAATTTCTGGAGAAAATACCCTCCAGTGAAAGCGGCATAGGAGCCGCTGCTCATGCTTGGAATTTCTTCAAGCGTATGAACGTTGGGAATCCCAACGCTCAATTCATATTCTCAGGAACTGAGAATCTTTGTCTGTTTTCAACAGACTGGTCAGAGGCCACAGATCACTGTGACCCCTATATGTCTCAGGTGATGTTAAATCGCCTGTTCTCCAAGATGGGTTTCCCAACTTGGTATCGACAAACAGTTATGTTTGCATTACTAGGACCTCGACAGGTCGAGTTCCTAGATGACGAAAAGGTCCTTGACTTTTTCATTACACAGCGGGGCGCCCTCATGGGCGACCCTGTTACGAAGGTGCTTTTGCACCTCTACCATTTGGTAGCAAGGCCTTTGGCCTTAAAGCTGCTCGAAGAGCAGTCATGGAGTCGTACTGACTCGATCGTTGATGGAGATCCATCGACCGCATAGCTTCAACTTAATTGATGGAGTAAGCTAGGTTTTCCTAGACAATCCACCGTAAGGTGAAACCGTAAAC